ATTACGTAAGTTGTGATTATTCCAAGTAATCCTATTTGTACTAGTGTTTATATCTGAAGCAGAAAGATATGTTGTATATGTTGATTCCCAGTCATAAGTTACAAGAGGATTCTTCTTATAATTTCCCCTACCAGTGTCTGTTGACATATCAATGGCAGTGTTAGTGTTGAAGTTTACAACAGTGTCAACAAATGGTCTGCCATCTGGAGCTGTTGCAGCACTATCTGCAATTTTAAGTGTACGTGGACCAACAGTATTTCTTAGATAAACTTTAGTGTCTTGAGAAAATCCATGAGTGTTCTCGGTCGTAACACTAATAGTACTTGGATCAGATCCATTTGTCGTAGCACCGTCTGCAGTACTAACTGGTAGTGTAGATCCCTCAAAGAATTTACCAGGAATAATAGTTGTATAACTTCCGTTAATATCTCCACTGAATGATGCAGCAACATCAAGTTCAAAGAAAAATACTGTAGTACTTGGAACGTTAGTGACAATAAAAAATCCTTCTGCCTGATATTGAGATACACCCTGAACTGAGATTGGATCTCCAATACTCAAACCATGAGGAATATTAGTTGTTACTTTAATATTTCTACTTCCATTTCTAGCATTAATGGAAGTAATTCCATCAATAGGAGTGTCACCACTACTACTATAAATGGTAGGAATATTGTTTACGGTTTGAAGAGTTTCCCACTTGGTTGACTGTAGTCCATATTCAAAGTCAGTATCGATAAGGTTTTCTGGATTACTGACTCTTAATTTTCCAACAGGATCTAAAATATCTTCTGCAGGAGTAATCTCCTGATAGTCACCTTGGATAAAAATTTGAAGTTTATCACTATCTGCTTGAGTTGTCGTATCATACAATAATGACAACTCTGTTTCATCAGTATCTGAATTGTAACTTACACCACCATAACCTGCGTTTACATCCGCAAAATTATAGATGATGGTATTTCTTGTTACGTTGGTGACAACAAGAAATCTTTCTGCGGTAATATTTCCCTTGCAAAATACAGACCTTTCACTCGCGTCAAATCTGTAAGTACCAACTAATAGTTTCTTTGCCATCTTGCGGGATTACTCCTTATCGAAAAGTATTTATAAGTAACAATCAACCCAAAGCAATTGCAAGGGCAATAGCTGTTGCTTGTGAGGGAGCTGTTGAATTTACTGTTACTACTGAACCGTTGACTGATGCTTCTAGATCATTATTAAAGTTAATGGTTTGGGTTATTGTAGTTCCAATTGCAACTCCATTATTTTGAACATTGATGCCTGTGCCACCTCCACCTCCTCCGCCACCACTGGCGTTAATAGTAACTTCTCCACCATTAGTTTGTAAAGTTACATTAGTACCAGCAACAATAGAAGTAACAATACCAGTGAGGGATGAACCATCACCAGAGAATGATGATGCAGTAATGATACCAGTGGTATTAATACTACCATCAGTTCCAATACCACCACCAGCGCCACCAGCAGAATATCCTGAGATCTGTGATGTTGTAATACCAGTTAATCCAGATCCATCACCATAAAAAGATGTAGCAGATACAATACCCGCAACAGTTACACCATAACCAGTGGTTTCAAATTTCTTGGAGTTATTAAAATTAAGTTCTACTGAACCACCTTGAGTCGCCTTGACCATGGTGGCAGTATTATTCTGGTTGTTAAATTTAACAACATTTCCAGAAAGTCTTAAATCTCCAGTGCCAACATCAGAGACATAACTGTTAGCACCATCATGATAGATTTTCAGATCAGATCCATCACCCATGATGATTTGATCATTATCCCGCATGTCCAGGTCGGCATTTAGAATTACATTAGCATCAACAGTAGAAACACCACTTATACTAAGATTATCTGCAACCAATCCACCAGTAACTTCTACGCCACTTGCGGTGGTTTCAAATTTCTTGTTAGTATTATGATATAGATCTACAGAACCAGATTGATCTAGTGTAAGAATATTTGATGAACCATCACTATTCTTAAAGTTCAGTGATGTACCGACTTTAAAGTCATTTGCATCTAATGTATGAGATCCAAGTGTAGCAATACCAGCGATTTTTAAGTCATGAGTATCAGTAAGTCCACTTACTTCAATACCACCAGGTTTAGTAGCGAGTTTCTGATTACCGTAGTGGTAGAGTATAGCCTCACCACTATTACCATAAGCAGCAAAATAGTCAGTTGTTCCACCAGAACCATCGTCAGACCTGATATGGACACGTTCGTTGTCCTGTAGCGCCGTGAGATACAGACTGCCAGTGGCATTTGTAATATAAGAGTTAGCACCATTGTGATAGAATCTTAAATCATCCTCATCACCAAGTCTCAAGTTACCGAGACCATTATTGATGTCGCCAAGACTTACTACTCCACCAAATGCTACGTCATTTTGGAATGTAGAAACACCAGTTACATCTATACCACCACTATCTACTTGAACACCTGATCTTGCAGTAATCAATCCAATAGCATCAATATTGGTTACATCTTCATACGTAAGAGTTCCTGCAATACTTACATTACCAGAGGCGGTAATATTGGTAACAGTGATACTAGGAGAACCACTAAGTCCTGTAGCATCACCAGTTAAAGATCCAACAAAACCTGCAGCAGTTGCAACACCAGAAACATTTAAGGTGTCAGTTTCAGTATGACCTGTTACTTCAATACCATAATCTCTAGTAGCGAATCTCTGAGAACCAGAATAATATAGTTGAACCCCACCAGTAACGCCATTGGCACGGAAGTAACTAGTATATCCACCAGTACCATCGTCAGACTGAATGACAACATCTTTATCATCAGCTAAGTTTCTTATATAAAGGTCGCCAGTTCCATTCCTAATGTAACTATTATTACTAGCATGGAAGATTTCAAGGTCTTGACCATCACCCATGAGTATTTTATCATCATCACCAAAGATTGCTGTATTACCAAATGATACTTGACCAGTTAGTGTAGAAACACCAGAAACATTTAAGGTGTCAGTTTCAGTGTGACCTGTTACATCAACACCAGAAACAGTAGTTTGTAACTTAGTAGAATTATTATATCTTAAACCTACTCCACCTGTTGGGAGGAATTCTGCTGAAACGTTCGACCCATCTAAATTTGTAATTTGTATGGATGGTGATGAAAGGAATAACTCATTATTTTGTCGTATAAGTCCTAACCCGTTAGCATCATGTTCCAGTGAAAGTTGATCGTTGCTAGGACCAATCTGTATTGATTTTCCAACACCTGTAAGAACAATATTATCCTGGAATGTAGAAACACCAGAAACATTAAGACCACCAGTAACTGATACACCATAACCAGTAGTTTCAAATTTCTTATTGTAATTATATCTAAGTTCTGTTGAGGTATCAGGTCGGACTACAAATGATATATCTGAGTCAGTCACACCAGAAGGAGCAACGGCACCATCAGTAACGAATGAATCACTGTTAGAGACAACAAATGCGTTTGTACTTCCAACAGAAACATTATAATAGCCAGAAGTATACTGTCTAATATAATGTTGTGTACCGTTTTTAAGAGAGTATAAACTATAATCTAATATAGAATTACCTGCACGAATTATATCCGAACTAGAAATACTGTCCCCTATCGGAAAAGTTAGATAAGCATTTCCAGCTGAGGTTGCAATTCCAATAGAAGTGTTAGCAGTAACAATGCCAACTTCAATATCAGGAGATCCCGATAGTCCTATAGAATTTCCACTAAAAGTACCATTGAAAATACCATTAAATTCTGTGGCAGTTACAACACCAGCAGTGACATTAGTGAGAGTCGAATCTCCCGTAACAGTTAAAGAACTGGTAGCCGCAGAAACAATGTTCTGCAACGCACCAGCTGAAGTTATTCTTACTTGATTACCTACACTTAGTGATCCGAGGGAGTTAAATGAAGTAGCAACAACATTACCATTTAAATCTCCAGAAAAACTATTAGCAGTTACTATACCAGATACCTGAACATTTGCAGCAGTTAATATGCCCGATATATTGATATCAGGTACATCCAGAGATGTAGCGGTTAAGATTCCAGAAAGTTTTAACTGTGTAAGAGTTGCAATACCAATAGATGTTCCGTCACCCAGGGCCTCATAGAGTTCTCGGAAGTTATCGTTTGTTTTTATTGCACCTGCTAAGAGGGTATCGCCTTGTCCATCATTAGGTGTGAATCCAGTTACAATACCTTGAAATGCCATGGAGACCCATTTATAAGACTATCCGTCTAAGTATTTAGGATCTATTACCCCACTGTATTTCTGGGTATGCATCCGATACATTTTTCTTACTGACTTTATATTTGGTCTGCAATTTATGATCCTTAGTAAGCAAAAGAAGTTCCGCTTCTAGAGGATGAAGACCTTCCAGAATATTGATAAACATAGTCTCTCTCTTCATAGATGAGAGTCCGTCGTTACCACCTTTGATAAAGTTGTAGAAATATTTGTATTCTTTTCTGATAGAAGTTTGACCTTGATCTTGTGACCCAAGAGATTGAGAACCAAGTTCACTCATCATATTGACTGCCGTCTCAATCCTCTCTCCCAGTGTTCCAGAATAAGAAGTTTGTTCTTTGGTACTAGCAAATGGTGCAACACCTTCAGGAAGCAGAGAGATTACACTCTCATCAAAGTTCCAAATTAAAAGAGTCTGCAAAGAAGGATCACTGTACGTTCTCAGTACTTCAGCCTTCTTTGCATTAGTTCTCTGTTTTGATACAAGATTTAGAACTTCAAAAGCGAATGGATTCGCAGGGAGTCTCTCAATATTATTAGAGACTTTAATCGAAGTAGCCATAATTTAAATCATTTTCTAGTATTTATAGCTTGAATCCAGCGAAGGTATCCTTCTCAACGTCTTGTTTGATACCACCAACAACATAAGATTCTACCTCTGTTTCTTGGGGTGCAACCTGAAGACCCTTAGAAGAAATCCAGTGTTCAGTCCAAGGAAGAGGATTGTTCTTTGCGGGAATGTCATAAATGGGTTTCAAACCGATCGCCTTCATACGACGATTTGCAATCCACTCAACATACTGTGCGAGGAGTTTATCATTTAGACCGATCATAGATCCATCTTTGAACAGATACTCTGCCCATGCCTTTTCCTCTTCGACAGTTCTCTTGAACATATCGATGATTACGGATTCTTCCTCCCTAGCAATCTCTTCCATTTCTGGATCATCCCCTTCGCGCCATTTGTTGAGGATGTTTTGAGTAATGACAAGGTGCTGATTTTCGTCTCTTGCGATGAGAGAGATAATTTTAGCGGATCCTTCCATAAGTTTGAGTTCGCCAAACGCAAACGAGCAAGCGAACGAGACATAGAACCTGATACCTTCGAGAATATTGACATTGGCGACAGCACGATAAAGTTTTCTCTTCAGTTCTTTTGATTCCCATTTAGCAGTAGGAGAATCCTTGAAGTCTCCCCTCCACATATTACCAGTATCATACTGGTGTGCAGCTTCGACAAATTCATTGTATGCAGAAGTCACAGACTCTGCACGAGCAACAATCTTTTCATCATCTAGAATGTGATCAAAGACCTCACCAGGATCAGGATATACATTCTTGATAATGTATGTATATGAACGGGAGTGGATCATCTCCATAAACTCCCAT